GTTGTAGAGCTTTTATTAACGGATTCGCGTGTCGATCCCAGTGATAAGGATAATAAAACAATTCGAAAGGCTGCAAAATATGGACATCTTGAAATTGTAAAAACATTATTACAGGATTCGCGTGTCGATCCTAGTGATGATGATAATTATGCAATTAGATATGCTGCATGGAATGGTCATCATGATGTTGCAGAACTCTTATTAACGGATAATCGTGTCGATCCTAGTGATGATCATAATGGTGCAATTCGAGGTGCTGCAAGAAATGGACATCTGGAAGTTGTAAAACTATTATTGGCGGATCCGCGTGTTGATCCCAGTGATGATGATAATACTGCAATTGGATTAACTGCATCGAATGGACATCTTGATGTTGTTGAGCTCTTATTAGAGGATCCGCGTGTCGATCCCAGTGATGATGATAATGATGCAATTATATGGGCTGCACGCTATGGACATCTCGAAGTTGTAAAGTTGTTATTAGCAGATCCGCGTATTGATCCCAGTGATGATGATAATTATGCAATTATATGGGCTGCACGCTATGGACATCTCGAAGTTGTAAAGTTGTTATTAGCAGATCCGCGTGTCGATGCAAGTTATTGTCGGAATATTATAAAAAATTACATAAAAATAAATATTCTGATGTGTTTTATGCAAATGAATTAAAATTGTATATTTATATCTTAAATAAGATATAAATATATACAAAATGAGTATGTTAACTGAGTTGGACTTTAGTAATAATCTACCATTGTCATCACATGCGAATCCCAACATTTTATTTCGACGGAGTATAAGCAGAATCGTAGTTTACAAATCCATCTTCATCTTTTGCATTGAATGGGATACCGTAGCTGTCTTCGAATTCTTTTACACCAAGTGCATTTATTGTGTGTTTTTTGCCATCATAGAGCGATGGTGATTCGTTTTCTAAGCCACCATCCTGAGCATTCGCCATTCTGGCTGCCATTGGATTTGCACCGCCACCACCTTGTTGTTGATATGGTGGTTGTTGAGGTCTATAAGGATTCTGCGGTTGGTGTTGTGGGACTTGTTGATTTCCGCCACTTCCACCCATACGGGATCTTGGCGGGGGAGCATTTTGGGGTGGACGGGGTCTGTTCAAATCGTTCATCACCCCTTTTACAAAATTATTAATACTTTGTGCGGTATATTCTTTGCTTGTATATTGAGCCCGAGGAATCCCATTTATGTACAATACGAGCTTTGGTACAGAATCAATCGGAGTAGTACTGTTTTTTACGTCATCACTCAATAGCAAATTTCTCCATTGTGGCTCATTTTCTTCCAAAATGTAAAAACCACAACTTACACTTTCGGGCAATTGGATGCGCCGATATTGGTCAAAAAATCGGCGAGATAATTCTTGATTTTTTGAATGAAAAAAAACCAAACTCAATCCACCAATATTTACTGTCATATTGTTACCTTCGATAGAAAAATATTCATTACTAAGATTATAAAACGGCATTATATGTAGTTATAATTGTTTAACATCGTGTTTTTAAATTGATTATACAGCGTCAGTTATAATCAATTTTGTATTTTTGCAACTCAACTCAATTTTTACCAGTGGATCCGAATCCTCCACTACCACGATCTGTACCATCTAGATTATCAACAACTGTAATCACGGGGGATGCATATGCTGTTAAAATTAATTGGGCGATCCTGTCACCATTTGAATATGTAAAATCTTTGTCAGAATGATTGAAAAGAACAACTCCGACTTCACCCCGATAATCACGGTCAATGACACCAGCCCCTACATCGATTCCAGCCTTTACCGCCAAGCCACTGCGCGGCGCCACCCTCCCATAATATCCTTCGGGAATCGCAACAGAAATTCCGGTTTTTACTATAGCGCGGCTGTGAGCATGAACTACTCCTAGAGGTGTCGTATCAGCATCAGTTTTTTGTAATTCTTCGTCAAATGCATGCAAATCATAACCAGCAGCATCAGAAGATCCACGAACTGGTGGCTTTGCGGCAGGATTTAGTAGCTTTACTAGGAAATTAGATGTCGAATCATGTACTTTTTGATCGGTGATAGCGGACATTACAATTTATAATGTGATATGTAAATATTAATCACTTTTACACGTATGCGCCGTGTATCACGCTTGAGGTGTGTTTGATTTTGCTACGCCTACGGCTTCGCTACATCAAACACACCACAACTATAATACATGATGTATTCAATGATTCGTTGCTTCGCTCAGTGATAGTTGGCGATTGTACACAACCAATATAAATTATACAAAACCCCGACAACAACCATCGCATAAATTAACATAGTTAGCCATTTTGGTTTTTTGGGATTGGATGCTGTGATTTTATTGATATATAGGATAAATGGATACATAATAAATAAATTATAAAGGCGATGCACCTGTGATTTACCTTCGGTTGTCACAAATTTCTCAAAAAGTGAGATTGGTTTGTTTATTTTATTATTAAAATACAGATAATTATGCAAATTATATAATATTGTAAACAAACCAATGGTGAAAATCAACACTTTAAGGATTTTATGGGTCACAAACGTTGACAAATAAATATAAATAGGGCCACTGAAAAATACATCGTATAATCTACTTGTATTTGAATTTATTATATCTTCCATTAATTAATCATGCGATTAATTATTTCCACCATTTGTAACAATTATATGCGATAATTCCTGTAAATCCAATACCTATTAATCCCATTGTAATCATTGAAGATTTATAAGTGGGTGATTTTGTCGTATTCTTACTAAAATCACTGTCATCAGTTAATTCACATGCAATACAATGTGATGGTTTGTCACAAATATGACTAGTCATTATATATTACTATGTATTTTTAATATGTAGTCACAGCATATCTATAAAGTGATTTTTAAATCAAAACATTGGAAATATGTAATTCATAATGCAAGAAGCTCGCAGTTTTAACCTTAAAAGTTCTGCTGGTACTGTAACCAAGCTCAATTTCGCTCGAGCATGTAAATCAGATCTCATTAAAACAATGTTTGAGGATCACGATTGGGAAATGGATCCGTTGCCGACATTCACCCTTGAACTTCCTGATAATCTGTTCAATATTATTGTCGAATACTTAAAACACGATTCTGGCGTCGAATCGATGACTCTTAGCGACCTCAAGGATCTTGCATCGAAAAATAAGGTTAACGTTTTTGACGGGATTACACGTGAAGAATTGGTTCATCTTGTCAACAAGTATATTGTTGACGATGCCTTTAAAAATGAATATATCGAAAAATTGGATGATGATACGCTTTTAGATCTAGCAACCGATGATGTCATGAAATATCAAATTATGGGTCTTGCTACACATTATGTAGCACCTGAAATCGTTGTAAGGTTGCAAAAAATCAAAGAAAGTGTGCCTCGTCCAGATCCTCTCAAAACTGACAAGGACACTGTTATAAAATATAATACCGATGTATGTGAAAAAATGCGGATTTGGCTCCGTGAAGAACCACCAACCCCTGAATTTGTCGAAAAACGCCTTGGTATGTTTGAATTTGACAATCGAAAGTTTAGCGATAACATTTTTGCGGAAATTCGTAACAGGGATAGGATTCCTTATTATGAACCAGGACCACAATGCAAAGCGATTTCACATCAAGACGATGATGGGGATGATATTCGATGCATCCGAGATGCTGTAAAGGATCCTGAGGATGATTCCAAGTATTTGTTGTATTGTGCGTGTCACTCTGATAAGTAAAAATGATTGTTTTTTACGAATTACCCACGACCTATTTATTAAACCAAAAAACCAACCCAGCCCAAGCCAACTTATTTACAAATAAATTTATTTGTAAATGATAATGAGTTCACAGAAATTTTGGGTTGAGAATCCGTGCGAGTTATTTAGCAATTTTAATGTTGTACCCCAAAATGATATGTCTGTAAATGAAAAATTAAATACGATTGCTCGATTGGTTATTGTTATTTCGGGGGTTTTATATATTATTCAGAGGACCACTGACTCCAAAAAGCACAATTATAATGCCATGTACATATTAATTGGCGGATTAGCTCTCACGGTCGCATTTAAATATATGGATACGCGCCAACGCGAGAATTTTGCTTCGGCTGCATCCGAAGAACGAGCGCTTGCCAATGGTGTTCGTTCATTCGATCCTTCTTATGATTCTTTCCCACAAGGACCGCCCAATAATATGTGTTGGGGTGCTGATGCAAATACCGGTATTTTAAATGCTGCCTATGAAATAACTCCCAATATTCAATTTAATCATTATGACGATTCAAAGCGTAGTTATATGAATGCTAAATATGAACTGAATCCATTGGAACAAGCCGAGGATTTTACACAGATTTGGAGAAATGAACCCGAGTGGTGTGGAGGATATACGATGATTCCTGACGAGAGAGCTGAATTCCCTGTAGAACCTGAATATGAACAAGGGCAACCGAATTATATAGTGCGGAGTACGGTGGATACTGTTCCGGGGATCGGCGATCAAGCATTTACGAATTTACATTCGATTCGGGCGCAAGCAGAAGCCCAATTTGCAGAAAGTACCATGAAATTCCGTGAAGGAATTATGAACGAGCATATTGACAGATTCAGACGCGAACGTCAACATAATTGTCCGGGTATGAAATTAAGCACAGGAACTGCAGGGGCTGGTGGATCCATCTAAGAAAATTTATCGAAACATATTTGTTAAATGCATCCAATTTAACAAATACAATTATTGTGGGTGACCCAAAAGTGATTATTAAAATTTAAAGAAATAATACCAACAATGACAACCCAAAACAAACCACTAGCAATCGGTATCGATCTCGGTACTACATATTCAGCAGTCGGCGTATGGCAGAATGACCGCGTCGAAATTATATCTAATGATCAAGGAAACCGCACTACTCCTAGTTATGTTGCGTTTACAGACAGTGAACGATTAATTGGTGATGCCGCCAAGAACCAATCGACTGCGAATCCTCAAAATACGATTTATGACGCAAAGCGCCTTATTGGTCGTAAATTTGACGATCCTGCTATTCAATCGGATATCAAACTTTGGCCATTCAATGTAACCAGCGATTCTAACAACCCTGTTATTGAAGCGCAATACAAGGGATCATTCAAAACATTCAAGCCTGAAGAAATTAGCAGCATGATATTGACAAAAATGAAGGAAACTGCCGAAACATACCTCGGAACTCCTGTAAAAGATGCTGTAATCACCGTTCCCGCTTATTTTAATGATGGACAGCGCCAAGCAACTAAGGATGCAGGTGCGATCGCCGGTCTGAACGTTTTACGGATTATTAATGAACCAACCGCAGCAGCTATCGCTTACGGACTCGACAAAACCCATGTAAAGGGAGAAAATCACGTGTTAATCTTCGATTGTGGTGGTAAATAGTGCTGCCTCCACATTAAAAAATTCCGTGAATTGCTGGGAACCCATTATAGCTTTTAATACCACAACGTGACCAGTAATGGTGAGCGTGAGGGTTTGAAAAATTAAAAGATTTGGCAATCAGCAGCCAAGACGTCCTTGAAAAAGGCGTAAGGTTCAACGACTAGATTAAGTAATCTAAGTTGATCTATGCGATCAATATGATGAAAATCCACGAGTGCGGAAGTCAAGAACAATGATAAAAAAGTGATTTAATTAGAAATTTACCATAGCTAAAACACCAAATATGGAGATGGATCCCGAAAATGTAAAAAAACTGAGGGAAAGCATCATCTATATTGAAAATAAAGAAACCCTGGTTGTAGATAATGATCCAAATGTTATCATTGAAAAGGTTTCATCAATGTACTCAAATACCAAAGTCCCTATCTACAAAATAAATTATAATAACAAAGTTCTCAGCAGAAATAATCCTTACAGAATCTCATACAACTGTATCACATGCGGTAAGAACAGTATTATCAATTTATCTTTATTTGTGAGAAAGTTAAACCGGAATCATCCTGGATGTTCTCATTGTGTAAATTATAATGAAGATAAAAGGCACAAACAATCTTTATGTATGAAAGGTTGTAAATACAAGGGTAGGGGTTCTAATTATGTAAAACCACCACCGCCGCCAAAGTGTAATGTATTAGAGAAAATAGCAAAGGATGAAATTCGCTTTAATGAAGAAATGGATGATGATTTTGTTACTGATTATTTTAAAAGACATCTTACTATTGAAGAATTTGATAGAATCAAATCTAAGATTTTATCGTTTCAAAATGGAAAGTTTTCCAATATCGATAATTTTGTTTACAAACCGATAGTTGGTATTAATAATCAAACGAAATTCAATCCATATTTCTACGACAAAACCAGGGACGTCTTAGAAAAACCAAATTATGTGACATTTAAATGCGAAATATGTACAACGGAATTCACCTCAAAAGATTTATATACACAAAAAAATAAATTAAAATTATTGTGCAGAGATTGTTCATTGACTAATAGGATATTTAGGATACGAAATTGGAAAAAAATTAAAAATGAGAATATTACATATCAGTCAAAATTGGAATTGAAGTTTATTAAATATTGTAATAAGCATGATATTTTGATTACTGATGGTCCTAAATTGTCATATGAATGGAACAATAAAACTCGCATATATATTGTAGATTTCTGCATACCTGATTCCGGTATACTTATTGAGTTAAAAGATACACATCATTGGTATAAGAACAATTTGGCAAATGGTAAAATTGATGCAAAAAACCAATCTGCGAAAAAAGCGATTGAAGATGGTAAATATAAACATTTTTTCACTATTTTTAGTAAATCATTTCACACAGATATTAAAAAAGTTCTTGATAAGATATAGTCTGATCCATTATGAAAGTAATGGAAGTTTATTTTAAATGAATAAACGATAACAATTGTCAGATGGGCACATTTGACGTTTCTCTTCTCAGTGTCGAGGAGGGGATTTTTGAGGTAAAAGCCACAGGTGGAGATACTCATTTAGGTGGAGAAGATTTCGATCATCGCCTTGTTAATCATTGTGTACAAGAATTTAAGCGGAAATTTAATTCGGATCCAACGAACAACAAGAAATCGATGCGCCGCCTAAAATCCGCATGTGAACGTGCAAAGCGCACATTGAGTAGCGCGAGCGAGGCAAGTATTGAAATCGATTCGTTCTTTGATGGTATTGATTACAATACTCGTATTACAAGGGCTCGTTTCGAGGATTTGTGTGCAGATTTGTTTAGAAGTTGTTTGGAACCAGTCGAAAAGGTTCTAAAAGATGCGAAATGTGACAAGGGAAGTGTGGATGAAGTTGTATTGGTGGGTGGTTCTACTCGTATTCCCAAGCTTCAAGAAATGCTATCAAAATACTTTAATGGTAAAAAACTCAACAATTCTATTAATCCGGACGAGGCAGTTGCATACGGAGCTGCTGTACAAGCAGCAATTCTAACTGGTAATGGTGGTGATGCTACAAAAGATCTGCTACTCATGGATGTATTACCGCTTAGTCTTGGAATTGAAACTGCTGGAGGTATTATGACAAAGATTATTCCTCGCAATACGACGATTCCCGTCGAAAAGAAACAAACGTTTTCGACCGCTGCAGACAATCAACCAGCTGTTGACATTCAGGTATTTGAAGGAGAACGTACTAGAACTTCAGATTGTAACAAATTGGGGACTTTTAGACTGGATGGTATTCCACCAGCTCCGCGCGGTCAGCCACAGATCGAAATCAGCTACAATGTCGATTCTAATGGCATTTTAAAGGTAACCGCAGTTGAAAAAAATGCCGGAAAAACAGAAACATTGACGATTACAAATGATAGTAATCGGCTGTCACAGGAAGATATTGATCGGATGGTTTCAGAGGCCGAGAAATATGCAGAAGATGATCGCAAAGTACAAGAACGGGTAGAAGCACGCAATCGTCTAGAAAGTATGGCCTTTAGTTTAAAAAATACAGGCGATGATGAATCCCCGCACAAGGAAAGGGCCGATTCGGTTCTTGCATGGATGGATTCGCACCAAGATGCAGAAGTGGGTGAGTATAATGCACAAATCGAAGATTTAGAGGCATATATGAAGGAAATGGCGACGGCCAATCAACCACCGCCGCCACAATCCGAAGAAACCAACAGTGGACCAAAAGTCGAAGAGGTAGATTAAATAAAATATACAAATTATTGTAGTTTATAAGTATAAAAACTACAATAATTTCTAGGAAAAGTGAATTTAATAGTTGTACTTCATGCTTCCAATAATGTCGACACTTCAACATCAATTTATAATATCTGCAGAAAATGGACATCTTGATGTTGTAAAATTATTATTAGTAGATCCGAGTGTCGATCCCAGTGATGATGATAATTTTGCAATTCGATTGGCTGCAGAGGCTGGACATCTGGAAATTGTAAAATTACTATTACGAGATTCGCGTGTCGATCCCAGTGATAATCATAATCT